TGCCATGCGACTCAGATAAAAAATATTTTAAATCCCACCATTACCGCATTGCCATAAGCACAATCGTGCACTGGGTCGCCTTTGTGTGTAGTGGTGGGTTTTTTTAAACACAAACCAATGGAGTATTTAGAATTTATTCAATCAAAACAAAAGAACACCACTAAGAGTGGATTTGAAATCCAAGACGATGCATTAAATCAGAATCTTTTTGCGTTTCAAAAGTTTATTGTAAAGCGAGCATTGCACGCAGGCAAGTATGCAATCTTTGCTGATTGTGGATTGGGCAAAACATTAATGCAGCTTGAATGGGCGAATCAAGTAGTTCATCATACTAATCAACCAGTACTAATCCTTGCACCTTTAGCTGTATCCGGTCAAACGATTAAGGAAGGTGAAAAGTTTAATATCAAAGTATGGAAGTGGATAGATAACAATAAAGCTATATCTGAAGATTACCACTCAGGCATACCACGCATTTGGATTACGAATTACGAGCAGCTTGAAAATATAGATTGTTCTATCTTTTCGGGAGTAGTATTAGATGAAAGTAGTATATTAAAGAACTTTACTGGAGTTTACAAAAATCTAATCATTGAAAAGTTTTTCAATAAAAGATACAAATTAGCTTGTACTGCTACACCTGCGCCTAATGATCTTAATGAGATAGGAAATCACGCAGAGTTTTTAGATGTTATGGATGCAAACGATATGCGCATGCGTTGGTTTGTGCGTGATGAAGGCATGAATATTTATCGATTGAAAGGACATGCCGAAGCTGATTTTTATGCATGGATATCATCATGGGCATCTGTATTGCGCAGTCCAAGCGATATTAGTTTTTCATCTGATGGTTATAACCTTCCACCTCTTAACTATTTTGAAAAGCAAATAGTAACCGAAAAAAAGAACAACGGCCAATTGTTTAATGAAACAAGCGTAAATGCTACTGAATTCAATAGAGAGTTAAAGCTTACAATAATACCACGCATGGATAATGTTGCCGGTATTGTAAACAATTCAAAAGAGGCATTTATTATTTGGGTTAATCAAAACGATGAAGAAGAATATATAATGAATCTTATTCCTGATGCCGTTGCTGTACGTGGTAGTGAATCGCCGAGTGCAAAAGAAAAAAAACTGTTAGGCTTTGCAAAAGGTGAGTTTCGTGTATTGGTTACAAAAAAGAAGATTGCTCAATTTGGTTTAAATTATCAGCATTGCCGAAATCAAATCTTTGCCTCACTTGATTTTAGCTTTGAAGGTTTATATCAGGCAATACGCCGTAGTTATCGTTTTGGCCAAAAGAATGAGGTTAATGTATGGTTAATTACAACTGATACTATGACGAATGTTATTGAGTCAATTAATTTTAAACAAAATCAATTTAATGAAATGATGCAAAAAATCACAACAAGCGTAAACGAAAAGACGTACGGTTTAAAAGTAGATTACAATCGTAGAGAAGTAAAGACAGATTCATATCAAATTATCAACGGCGATAGCTGTGAGCTAATACGAGAAGTAGCATCTAACTCAATGGATTTATCTGTGTTCAGTCCACCATTTAGTACGCTGTTTACATATTCAGATAACATTCGGGACATGGGGAATTGCGTATCTGATGAAGAGTTTTTTGAACAAACTAATTTTCTATTAAAGGAATTATATCGCATAATGAAACCAGGCAGACTTGTTTGCGTTCACACTAAAGATTTGGCACGCTATAAAAACAGCTCTGGCTTTTCAGGCATGTGGGATTTTACTGGAGAATATCATCGTGCAATGGAAAAGGCAGGATTTAAATATCACTCTAAAGTTACTATTTGGATAGATCCAGTACTTGAAATGCAAAGAACAAAAACGCAAAGACTTTTGTATAAACAAGTGACTAGCGATTCAAGTTATACTGGAATTGGTATGCCTGAATATATTACTATATTTCGTAAATGGGAGGGCAATGAAGATGAGTGGACACCAATAACAAATAAAACAAAACAAAACTTTGATTTGAACACTTGGCAAAAGTGGGCAAGTCCGGTTTGGATGGATATCAAGCGTACCAATGTTTTGAATAATTACAAAGGCGCAAAAAATGAAAAGGATGAAAAACATATATGCCCATTGCAATTGGATATAATTGAAAGATGCATTGCTCTTTGGAGTAACAAAGGCGAAACGGTATTTACTCCATTTTTAGGAATTGGCAGTGAGGTCTTTCAAGCTGTTAAGATGAATCGTAAAGGCGTAGGATTTGAATTAAAAGAGAGTTACTTTGATTTAGCAAAACGCAACTTGGCATCTGTTGTTGAAGAAAAGAATCAGATATCACTTTTCTAATTATCTTTGTAAAGCGTACCCTAATGAAAACATTTTAAATCCCATCTTCACTGCATTGCCACAGCCATTCGGCTTAGGGTACGCCTTTGCATGTGAAGGTGGGTATTTAGTTTCTATGAATCAAAGTCATATTGGTATTTCCTTTCTTAATGGTCAACATGCCCGTGGTTGTGTGGTAGTAAAAGATAACCATGGTGTTGTATTGCAAGTGTTGCGTTATGAAGAGGGCAAAGTAAAATCAGCAACTTTTACTTTAGATCTAAAGCAACAAATAGCATTACGTGATTACTTGAGTGAATCAATATTTATGCAAGCAACTGAAACAAATGAAAACGAATAATGGCTATTCATATTCACGGGCATGGTTTGACTATGCCTTTGAACATCCGGAACATGTTACTGCTTCACATGGTATCTTGTACTTATGGCTTGTTGAGATAAACAACCGTTTGGGTTGGGTAGATATATTCCAAATCACAGCCAGCGAATGCATGCAGGGTATGGGCTGCAAAAGCTATAACACATACAAGAAGTGTTTTGACCAACTGGTTGAATGGGGGTTTGTTAAGGTTGTAAAGAAAGCAGTCAATCAACATCAATGCAACATAATTGCTCTATCAAAATTTGACAAAGCACTTAATAAAGCACTTGACAAAGCACTGCAAAAGCACTTGACAAAGCAAAGTGAAAGCACTGTACAAAGCAATGTTGAAATCAACTGCGACATTCATAAACAAGTAAACCATAAACCACAAACCATAAACAATAAACGGGGTGTTTTCACACCACCAACCGAAAACGATATTTATAATTTGATGGGTGAGTTGAATATGAAATCAGGTGGTAAGTGGCCAGAATCCAAAATTGTTTCTGAAAGTAAAAATTGTTTTGACCACTACACAAGCACTGGATGGAAAACCACCGGGGGGGCGCGAATTGTTTCTTGGGAAGCGACCATTCGCAAGTGGATGAACAATGCGTTTAAATTTGAACAAAATCAAAAATCAAATACTTATGGAAAACCAACTACAACAGCAGACCATATTGCAAAAGCTGAACAACTTTTCCGCGATGCAGTCGCTATCAGTCACGCACGCGATAAAGCAAGACAAGATAGCGGTACTACGGAAGCTTGATAAGGTAACTACCAAAGTCAAAATCATGCAGCTCGTGACACGATGCACACAATTGCTCAATGTTCAAAATAACATGAACGCAATGCAGATTGAATTCTGTGCTGAAAATATCCTTGAAAAGATGTGGATGTACTCGCTTGAAGATGTGCAGCTGTGTTTAGATCGTGGGGCTATTGGTGACTATGGCCCTATCTATAACCGCATCGACCCGGCAACAATCCTTGAATGGTTTCCAAAGTACGATGCACAGCGTGCGCCATTTGTTGATGCAATCAGGATGGAAAAAGAACAGCAGAATAACATCTACGAAATCTTCCAACATCCGCAGATTGAAAGCGCAATGAAGGATGTATATGATAAGATAGCGCATAAGGAAGCACCACAGCCGGAAGCAAAGCGTACAGCACCATCAGCATTTGAACAACAGCTATTGAGCGAATACGATGCGCTGCCCGAATGGAAGGAAAGCAGGTGGTTTAAGGTTTACCAAAACAAACCATACCAATTCACTGAGTACCGGAAGCAGCGGTATATGGAAGAAATCAATAACCAAAATGAATATTGATGAAGCAGTATGACATAGCCGAAGAAAACAAACTATTGCGCCAACTCTTTGTGTTAACAAGCAGGCGAAGTATGCGACCATCAATGCAAGAGAATATGCAAATGCGCCTTATCTTTGAGCAGCTACATTTGTTAACGGATAAAGATGAATACAAGCTATGACTGTTGCCGAGTTACTTGTTGAACTTAACAAGTATGATGATGATGTTGAAGTGATGGTAGGTTACCTACACGGAAACACCATTATGGGCACAGACTTTAATATGATTGAATCAATAGATCAAGACACGGGTAATCCGATGGTGCTACTAATGACGGAAGAATACAAACACATATTTAATTAATACAACATGAGCAACTATCAAATGCAAGAAGGGCAGTTCACCCTATTTAAGAACAACAAAACAGCCAACAATGCACCTGAGTATACGGGTGAAATCATGGTCAATGGCAAGAAGATGCGCCTTGCTGCGTGGGTAAAGGAAGGCAAGAATGGCAAGTTCTTTTCGGGCAAGATGAGCGAACCATTACAACCATCTTCCCGAAATCAGGAAAATGATGCACAGGGCACAGGCGATTTGCCGTTCTAATGATTGAGTATTTACCTAAACAAAAGGAAGCACTGCGTGTGCTGGGTAACTCGCACCCAGCACGTGTGGTGCTTTTTGGTGGAGCTGCAGGCGGAAGTAAATCATTCATTGGTTGTGCATGGCAGATAAGCCGCAGGTTCAAGTATCCTGGTACACGTGGGTTGATAGGCAGAAGTAAACTTGACACACTCAAGAAGACCACACTCAAGACCTTCTTTGAAGTAGCCGGTATGTTAGGGTTAGCACCTAATGAACACTACACCATCAACAACCAAACGCATGTTATCACTTTTGCCAATGGCAGCGAGATAATACTAAAAGACTTGTTTGCCTATCCAAGTGATCCTGAATTTCACTCGTTAGGTGGTTTGGAATTGACTGATGCGTATGTGGATGAAGCTGCACAGGTGAGCAAACGGGCAATAGACATCCTACAATCACGTATCCGATTTAAGCTACGCGAATACGACCTACCACCCAAGATGCTGCTCACTTGCAATCCGTCCAAAGGATGGCTTTATAATGAGTTTTACGCACCACATAAGATGGATAATCTACCGCAGTATCTTGCATTCATACCATCACTGCCTACGGATAATCCACACCTGCCCGAAACATACATTGAAACCTTGGAGCGATTGCCCGAAATAGATAGGCGAAGATTGCTCTATGGTGATTGGGAATATGATGAGTCAATAGACAACCTATACCAGTACGATGATTTGGTACGCTGCTTCCGGGAAGAAGAAAGCAAAGGTGAAAAGTACATCAGTGCGGATATTGCACGCCTTGGAAAAGACCGTAGTGTTATATGCGTGTGGCATGGATTGCATTTGATTGAGATTCATGAACTACGCAAGCAACCAATTACAACCGTAGTCACTAACATCAGGCAGTTATGCGATAGGCACAGCATCAAACTATCTAATGTGATCTGTGATGAAGATGGTGTAGGTGGTGGTGTGGTAGATAGCCTAAAGTGTAGAGGTTTCTTAAATGGTGGTAGAGCGAAGCAACCGGATAAGTTCACTAATCAAAAAGCAGAATGCTATTTCAAGCTTGCTGAATTAATCGAGCAGAACAAAGTAATTTTCAAAGTCAATCAGTTCCGCGATGTGATAGTGCAGGAGTTGGATATGATACGCCGTAGGCAACCTGAAGCCGATGGAAAACTTGCAGTGATAAGCAAGGAAGAGATAGCCAGGATGCATGGCAAGTCACCTGACTACGCAGATGCTATTATGATGCGCATGTACTTTGAATTATTCCCCAACTACGGCAGCTATTCGTGGGCGTAATGTACCCTTATGGGTATAAATAAGGGTAATTTTATGGTGTTTATACCCTTGTGGGTACGATTCATCTGGTTACAATCTGTAACCAACCGAAGCTAATGTGCTGATAATCAATTACACGTTTGTTAAAATTTGTTAAATTGTTGTGTATGCAATTATTTGCAGTACATTTGACCCATCAAACAACAACAAAAACACAAAGCAATGAACGCAAAATTCCAAACCCTACTTAGTGCTTACGAAGCATTAGAAGCAAAGCAAGACAACGGCACTATCACAATGACAGAAGAAGCAGTTCTTTGCAGTCTTTCAGAAATGTTAGATGAAATGCTATTTAATAAGTAACCAATAAAAAACTAAAACTATGAAAGCAAGCAAAATCATTAAGTACATCGTATGGGGCGCAATATTTTTTGCAATTCTTAACTATTGTCAAGAGTTAAATGATTGCCTAATGAAGTACTAATTCGTATCTTTAAATCCAAATCAATAATAACATGAACTCATTCCACAAAGACAATTTGGAAGCATTGCAGAAATTTCAGCAAATGCTTAACGCAACACCTGATAAGGACGGCATTGAAAAGACACCCGATGGTAAGGCGGTAACACTTGTAGTATCACACGTTGAAACCACACTTGATGAAATGTTCTTCGGCCATTGGCGCACTGAGAATTTTAAGTGGGAACGTATAGCCAATGAGATAGTTGGTAGTCTTGACTTGGTTGTGATTCACCCCATCACCGGGTATGAATTGCGCAGGACAGGTGCAGGTAGTATAGTCATTATGGTGGACAAGGTACCGCCTCACATATCCACTGATCCAATAGAACGCAATAGATGGGCATTAAACGCAGATAACAAAAAGCCTAACGCATTAGACCTTGCGTTTCCTAAACTCAAAACAGAGTGCCTTAAAAACGCTGCAGTGTCCTTTGGTAAGTTGTTAGGGCGTGACCTTAACCGAAAGAATGTAGATGTATACAAGCCATTCAAGTTGAAGACTGGTATTGCTGCAGGCAACAAAGATGTGCAGTACCTACATGAACTCATTGAAAAGGCAAAGAACTTGGATGATTTGGACATCATTCTCCAGGCATGCCCGGAACAATTCTTTGCGGAAATAGAACCGTTAGTAAATGTTAAAAAGCAACAACTCAGCGGATTGTTGTAATATATTCGCCCTATCAATAACAACACACAATGGAACAGACACTATTTAGAGCATCACAGCTTGGTAAGCTAATGACTGATGCAAGAACAAAGACAGGACTTTCTGAAACCTGCAAGAGCGCACTGCTTGAAATCTACATCCAAGAAAAGTACAAGCGGTACAAAGACATCAGCAACAAGTACATTGAGAAAGGTTTGGCAGTAGAGAATGATGCTATTGACCTTTGGCGCAGGGAACGCAATCAAATCGTGTTTAAAAATGAGCAGATGTTTACCAATGACTTCATCAAAGGCACACCTGATTTGCTTATCAAAGATGGTGGTGCAGTGGTGAACGTGCCGGATATCAAATCATCATGGGACATCCACACCTTCATTGATGCAAAGGTGAATGAACTAAGCAAAGACTACTATTGGCAAGGTCAAGCCTACATGTGGCTAACCGGTGCAAAGACTGCAACCTTCTGCTTTGTGCTTGTCAATGCACCAAGTCAAATGATAGATACCGAAAAGTATCGCCTATCATTGCGTATGAACTTGATAGATCCACAGAGCAATCCTGAATTCATCAAGAAGGCACAGCGCATTGAAAAAAATATGATATACGATTTGCCTACATTCCTTGCTGAAAATCCACACGCTAACCTTGAAAGTGATTTGTCAAGTTGGGAATATGATATACCAGTGCAGGAGCGTATACATGAGAAGGTTGTAGAGTTTGATGCTGATGCAATAGCAAAGCTTCAGGAGCGTGTACCAATGTGGCGTGAATATCTTAATACCTTAGCACTATGAGTAATGATAGATTGATATCCCATAAATTTTTAATTAGTGCAGGATGCGAAAAACCTACGAGATATTACGATGCACGATTAGACCAATTTTGTGTTTATTATAAAATTGAAGGATATGATTGTGACATATTAATAAGACCATTAGCGCAGGTTATAGGCGAAATTTCTCCATCAAAACAAGTAGATGATTATTCGGATATTGAATTTTTGATAAGACATCACACTGGAGATTGGACTGTATTTATAAATAATTTAGGGAATCACTTGGTAACGTTACATACTGAACGGGAACTTTTAAATTTGTTTGAGGCTTGTAAATGTCCAAAGTACACAGAAGAATGACCACCGACCAACTCAAAGACCACGTGCGCAATTCAATGCAGCACTACTACAACAAAGAGCAAGTAATCGAATTAATCAACAAGCTAAACAATGAAAGCAAAAGACAAGGCATGGCAACTGTACTCGAACTATTTTGATATTATCGAGAATGGTAAGCAAGAAGGCAACCTTGTGCAGGTGCATATCAAAGCAGTGAACGCTGCGTTGTTTGCAGTGGATGAAGCACTGATGTACGCACCGGATGATATCGTCAATGACTTTGAAGGCACAGGTGAATACTACTCAGTAAAGGCATACTACTACCACGTCAAAAACGAACTGCTAAAACTCAATGGGAAAACACAGAAAGAACTGGACAATAGAGCAGTTGAAGGATGAGCGCATACGGTTGCTTGCGCTGTTCATTGGTGCTAAAACCAACTACATGAAGAACTTCCTGCACTACAAAATCAAATCCGTCAACAAAGAACTTTACACAATAACTAAAGAAACAAAGTATTTATGAAAGCAACAATAACCTTTGATCTACAAGAAGACCAGCACGCATTTGATTGCGCTGTTAATGGTATGAAATATTTTGACTTGATTGACGACATCAGGCAGCACTTGCGCAGCCTTGAAAAGTACCAAGACCTAACACCTGAACAATATGAAATAGTTGGAAAGATTAGAGAATGGCTGCATGACGAATTACTTAATGCAGCATTAGCAGATAAGTTTTGATGCGTTATCTAATCCTTAGCAGTGGGCGAATCATTGCTGCACCTTGCGATAGCCCTGCTTCCAAAGAAACCTACCCAGAGCTTCGCCTTCAGCATCTACCTTTTCCTCACTCCATTCCGGTTGAATGTGATGTAGATATTCATGAACAAGCACAATAAGGTAGCGCATAGGTGGCAGCGTTGGGTCTATCTCTATCACATTATCACAATACAACCCATCAGCCTTTTCTCTACCGAGTTTGCGCTGAATAACTTTTGGATGTGGCTTGCGTTTCATTGTGCTATATTTGCCAAGTTCAAGCAGACCGCTTGTGTTTTTGTTATTGATTGATTGAAAAAGCCCTGCAACGGTGGGGCTTTTTTACTATCTAATCTTACCATTCACAATACGGTAGTTGCTCACTTCAAAATCACCTGAATCCATTATCCGCACATGTGCAAATCCGTGATGGTGCTTGTTGATGGGCAGGTAATCCGGATGCAGTTCACATAGACACGCCACACTCCAGCACGTAGTAATCTTGCCATTTATGTTTGGCTCTGTATGTTCGCTCGCCTGGTGATGATGACCACACAAAGCATTAGCCTTTGCACGTAAAAACAAACCACGTGCAATGTTTACAGGGCTGAACACCGATGCTCCAAGTTCATGCCCGTGCAAGATTGTCAAGTTTCCTGCATGTATTACTTGCTTATCCGGTATGAAAGTAATATTCAGTTCATCAAGCTTCATCAATGATTCAAAACTGAATTCATTCATTCCAAGTAAATCAGGAGCATTGCGCATGATGTAGTGATCATAACGCACATCGTGGTTGCCGCACTTGTAATAGATAGCCGCATTCGGGAAAAGCTTGCGCAGCGTTTGCAAGAATTGCCTTGTCATTAATACCTCATGGCCAAAGTTGCGCTTGCGTGGGTCTTTCTCAAACCTGCTAATAGCATAGAGCAACAGTATATTGTTGTGGTTTATCGGTAGCTTGAATGGTTGGTAGTTTGATTCCTGTGATGGTGGCAGGTCAAGTGGATTAGAACTGCCCGGTACTAACTCATCCAACAGGCTGTTAAACTGATTGAGATTTGTTTCAAGTTTGGATAGGTTACCATTGCCATATGTTTTTGGCTTCTTTTCTACATGACCGTTGTAGTTCCGCCACGCAATATACATGCGCTCGAAAGAGCGATACTTTAAAGGAACATTATACTTAGCCATAGCCGCAAGTATGCGCTCCTTTACAGGTCCTTCCGCAGCTAATATCTCAGGATATATCGCGGTGTATTTTCCGTTCATATGGTTATTTATTTGCTTTCAGGAATCCTGTCAGCTCCGCAAGGTGGCTACTTATCATCGTAACCTGGCTCTGTATTGCATCCATCTTCATCTCCAACTTGTCATTCTTGCTGTTCATTTCATTCTTCTGCTCTTTCATGGCATCATTGATTAGTTGGATTTCTCTTTTGTGGAATGTTTCAATACTACGCACCTGCATAGTTACCTTGTCAACACTACGCTTCAGGGCAAAGTACAAGCTTGCAAGTGATATTGCAGCACCGATTATCGTAATCAAATCTTTCAATTCAAATTCCATCGCTATAAGATTGCAAAATATATAGTAGAAAAAGTTAATACTGTTACACCTAAAGTGAGTGCTACGTTGTTAAATATTAACCGCTTGTTGGTTTGCTTCAACTTTGCTATCTCGTTATCCTTCTCAGTAGCTATAGCCTTTTCAACTGCCTGCTTATTATCGTATATCTGCTGCAATGTTTCATAACTTGCTGCTTGAATGCCTGTAATCTTAGAATAGTACAGTGTTTTTAGCTTCTCAAGTTGGTAAAGTGAGTCTATTTCCTGCGCTGTACCATACCAGTACATCATGCTATTGTAGTTGAGATTGAAAAGTTGCAGATCGTAGGTTGTAAGTTCGGGTGTAAAATCCTGCTTTAAGTAGGCTGTCCGACTTTTTGAGCGTTGCGCGAAACTGAGCATTGGCAGCAGAAGGAGTAGAACTAAGAATTTGGTATGTTTCATTTTTGTAGTATTCGTTTTTGATTTCTTGATGCTGGATGATAGTATCCTGATGCACGTTTAGTGAATCAATCTTAGCAAATAGGCTATCTGTTTTTTCGTTATTAGTTTGGATGATTTGATATAGCGAATCATTGACATCCTGTAACCTTTTTACAGCAGGATTTGTTACGGGCCTATTGCAACTACGCACGCTAAATATCACGGCCATCGTAAGAATTACAACAGACATTCCAACTAAGAGCTTTGTCTTTTTCCCCATCGTGTAATGTGTAAGTTTTTATTAAGTGGACGAATCTTGTAGTATACACCATCACGTGTTCTGCTATCACGCATGCCCTGTTCATTGGTATTACCCTCAATGGTACGTACTGAATACTTGGCTACCTTATCTACTATACCGGTGTGACCTATACCCTTATATCGTTTCTTTATCAAGCTGCCATAACTCAAAGTCATGATAAGCACATCACCGTCTTGGAATGATTGCACAAACTTGCCATTAGTAAACACCACATCATTGCGATTGTACGCAGTAGGTGACCACCCCGTAATTGTATTATCAATACCACACTCATTGAGCATAGCCATGACAAAGAATGAACACCAAGCATAGCCGGGTTTCCACCCTTGCTGTTTCATCAGAATCAACAGAGCCTTATCATTAAAGCCCATGTTATTTCCACCTTGTTCTTTTACGCCTACAAATGATGCAGCTGTTGCCCTTACACAATAGCCGTCATCAGCAAGTAAAGAATAAAGAGGTATGCAGCAAAGTAGAATGCATATAAGAGCAGGTATAAGACAACCTTTTGCCATGTGGTTAGATAGGTGTTTATTTCATACTTGACTTCCTTGTTATATATCTCCCGTTGTAGTGCCCTAAAATTGAATCTAATGCCTAAAAAAACCACAAAGTTTGCAAAGACCATAATCATTGCAGCAAGTACAATGTACTGCACATATTCGGTGCTAATGAGAGCATCACCAAAATAGGCAACGGATACTGTACCAGATACGGCAAATAGCAAAAAGGCAAGTGGTATAGACCAAAAGCCGTCAAACAATTCCAACTTGTAACGCAATCCTTTTAAGGTTACGCTTGGCACTTTACGGCTTAGTGGCTTTTGCTGCTTCTTTGTTGACATTGCTGCGTAGTTTTAGTGCCAATTCACGCTCATACTTTCTCAACCTTTCGGTGTATTCTTGTTTCAGCGTTTTCTTTTCACTCATGGTATGCGGTTAAGTATATTTCTGCTATAAGTCGCACGATAACTTGTTGATGTGTTACCACTGCTGAACTGGTAATTCAAAGTATTTGTCACATCGGTGCGTGGTGATCTATCTGGCCAAGTAGCTGTTGAATATTCAGGAAACAAACTGCTATTTGCGCAAAGATAATCAACCAAAAGTGTGGTGTAGTGTTCTGCATTTTGCCTTGCACGGTCTATCATATCCTTCATTACTGCATCCGATACAGGCACAGTGTCTTCAGATTGCCTTTGCACCAATGTGCCATTGTCCATTCGATAGCAAAGGTTAGGTGTTAGGTCCACCATTACCCACCAAAGAAGGCACTTTTGTATGTAATCGTCAAGCAATACTTGATAGTTGCCGGCAATGGTGTTGTTTGCTACATCAGTCTTTATCTTATTGAACAAGTCAGTTCCCAAAAATGGAAGTAACCACTTATCCTGTGCAAGATAGATAGATGGATAGATAAGATTAGGGTCAACACTACCATTCACCGTAGTGTATTTCTTGACGTAGTTTTCTGAGATTAAAAGTACTTCAGCCATAGTAATATTTATTGATTGCCGTATATAGGATTGGTTGGAAGGAAGCCGTTATAGTCCATGTCAGTTGGAAGCTTTGCCACAAGTGAGTTGTTTCTTACTTTATAACCCATGCGCTCGGCCATTGCCACAGCAATACGCTTTGCATCAGGGTCATTTGGGTTAATCTTTGCACCCTTTGCATCTACATACACACGCTTTTCCCAAAAGTGTTGGCAGTTACCACCGCCTTTGTAAAACCATATATCGTATGTATCCGCTCCTTCAGGTCCCCATCCAGGATTAACAGCTACATTTTCCATTGCAACTATATCTTCTTTGCGGTATAGCTTACCTGCTTCAAGCATCTTCTTGCAGAATGGACGCATATTAGTATGCCTAAAATCACCTGCGTAAACGTAACGAGTAATAAAGTATTTGCCATCGATAATGGCGTCCTGCTCACTCTTTGCTGCTGGTCTTGCCGCTCCTGTGCGTACTGCAAATTCGTGTTGAATTTCATCATCTGCGTTGTATGCATCAATCAACAACCAATCTTCATGCGCATCTTCACCAAGTGCAATCAATGCATCGCCTGCTGTGCTATCATCTTTTTTTTTTTCGTCATTCATTATGACCTCCTGCGGTTGCAAACTACCCGGCACTACCTGTGCAAAAATTGCACTAACCACATCAGCAGATAGTGTTGGAAATGCTGCACCAACAATAGCCTGTGCGCTTGATACAGGCAATGCACCTGCCGCACATTGCATCACAATATCCACAAGGGAAGCAATCTGTGCACCATTCAAGGCAGTAGCAGCAACATCCGTAGTAGCACCACCTGTTGTATCAACCACAACCTCTGCCTGTTCTACTGCAAGCGGTGTGTTTGCTACAATTTCAAAGGTTACACCCGGCAACTGATTGCTCAATAGTTCTTCAATGCTCTTGTTAATCATAGCCTGATACGGCTCAATCACTTGCTTGTTGAATATCTCAAGACCCGTAGCCATCTCATCTTTGTTGCTTCCAAATCCTGATGTTTCTCTGATACCAAATAGCAGTGGCGTGGTCACACGATGCGCAGTTATAATCTTTTGCTGTGCAGTTGTATCCATTAATTGATACTGCTTGTCTGCATCGTTAACCGGGAAGGGTGTAACCTCAGTCTTTGGTTGATCACGCTCATTGAAGAACATCACAACTTTACCTGCATTTCTTGCACCACTCATCTTATTCTCCCAGTCCATCATCATTTGCTGCTTCTGTTCAGGCGTTGCTTGCCCGTTGTAGAAGTTGATGATAGTAGAAGGAAATAACCCGTTTGAAATTTGGTTGATATGAAATATAGATATCTGCTTATCTAACTCAATGTAGTTAATCGCACTCCAGTAATCAGGGCGTGGATAGGAATCACTGCCTGTATACGTGAAGCACCAATATATTTGACGTGGCTCTTGCTCACGTGTTAGGTAGTTGTATTTAGGAATGAATTCAGGCGTGTTCTTCTTCTTGCGAATGTTTGACCAATCATAGCTGTGATATATACCAATCTCACTTTCATCTTCCTGATTGATAGCAATACGGCACTCTTCAAATGGTATAGGATTGAGCTTAGATATAACCGTTCTATCATTGCTCCAAATCACTTCAATGAAGAAACCACCAAACAACTTTAAATCCTTTGCACATGCATAAGTCAATGTATCAACTTCCAATGCATCAAGTTCTGCCTGATATTGCTCTGACTGGATACCTTTGCCGGCTATCATATCACCAATGGCAACAACCAAAGAACCATGCACGGGTGATTCATGCGAAAGGTCACGCAAGTATTGTGGAAAATCATTTTGGTCACCATAGTTAACCCATCCTTTGCGGTCAACTTTTTCAGCATCACTCTTTGCTACGTATTCACTAAGCTTTAGTGACACTATATTTGATTCGTTATGGCTCATATATTATATCGTTTGGTATTATATCACTTGGTATATCAAACCATGTAGTGTTGGCTTTTAACACAGCATATCCACGCTCAACCAAACCAACAACAGCAGCATTTGACGGATTAGTATTAGATGGAGAATTTTGACCATACACTTCATATCGGTATCTGCCTGCTAAGGTAAGGCCAACTGTGGTTAATGATAGCTGTGTTACCCTAACACTTTCACTCACGATGTTAGCAACCTGTGCAAGGTCATTGCCCGTTGTGCTGTTTTCTTCATGTGTAAGTATTACAAGGTAATTTGTGAATGGTGTAGCATAGTATTGGCGTGCCTCATCAAGCGATAAGTACACAAACTGATTTGCCGTATTGGTAAATAGATAAATCATTTTTTTGATATTAAAAAGGGCAAGTTAAAGAACCTGCCCCTTTTTACATAATACAACAGACACAAAAACGGAAAAACAAATCTTAGTAAGCAGGGCTTACAGTAATACCCGCGAAGTTGTCGAAAGGTACAGATGTGTATGCCTCAAGGTGTACAGCAGGTGCAAGCTCTTCTGCAATAACTGTAACCTGATAGCCCATCAAATCTGCTTTCTGTGCTCCTGATTGTACGGTACCAGCAGTTAACTGAGCACCTTCACCAATACCTACAAAAAGAATTTGATCATCATTGGTGCGTACAAATACTACCATCTTAGCTTTTGCCACGTTCAAGAACTCATTACGCATATCCTGCGCAAGTTTTCCAAACGTCCATTGCACTTCTTGTGAGAAGAACAAAGTTCCTGTTTCCAAATTCTTTTGTACTGTCTCAACATAAGAACCTGAATTGCGGAATGGTACATAGCGGTAGATAGTGGCAGTAGGCAATCCGTCAACTTCACCTGTCACAGCATCATAAGTGATACCTGAAGTGAAATCGTCGTAGTTAGCAATCAATACTTCTTTAACACCACCGATGCCTTCAAGGCATCCCAGTGTAAATCCTTTAGTTAAATCACAAGCCATATCTAATTAGATTTTTAAAAGGGGGCTGTTACACCCCCTTGATTATTTTAAAGATTATCCCCAGTAGGTGATGTCTTCACCAACTGCAATCTGAGCACCGAGATAGAAACGTGCACCGTAACGTACGTTCTGTGATCCATCCAAGTTCTGCATGTCCAAGATGAACACTTCGTTCATTTGATTTTCCTGCCATGTTCCAAGCATCAAGTTTGACTTCTGTGCAAAGATGATTTTGTTAGCAGTCATACCTGGACATACTGCAATTTCGTACATACCTACGAAACGCTTAGATACTTCAGGTCCACCTGTCAAGTACCAACCATTGCCATCAGCAATTTGAGCTTGCATATAAGCTTCCCATGCAGCCTGTCCCATGTAAAGAATTGGCTTTTCAGCAGCACCTTTAACAGCAGTAGGAGCAGTGTTGATTACATCCCAAATGTTAGCAATGATGTTAGTTGAATCCAAAGTACCCGAACCTGCGTTCACAGCACCTGAACCACCGGCTGCAATCAAAGTTTCAAAGCCATCGTACTGACCAACTGTTGCGTTAACACCTGACCACATGATAGTTTCGTTAGCAGCAGCGATACCACCTACCAAGCGGCCAATGATAGCATCTTGGATTTGTGTATTTACACGGCCACTCATTACATCAGCAGTAGACCAATCTGTGAAGAAGTCCTTCTTACAGATCTGGCGTTGTACTTGGAACTCTTCCAAAGTCAAGATACGCTCGGTCAAAGTGATTGTACCTGTTGGAGTAAAATCACATGTACCTGCAGCGAATGTTACAGTGTCATCAATTTTACGTGCTACTGATTTGTAAGGCACGTTAGGCTTCATTGTTACGTACTGAGTTGATACGTTTGACAACAAAGCTTTGGCTACGATTTCACCAGCTAATTCACCTGCATAGGTGGTGGTGAGTGAAGTTGTTGTTGGCATAATTAAAAAAAATTTATGAGGTGAATTAATTTACTTTTTTAGCACGAATGTTCTCCATGAATTCGCTGAATGAATTACCATTCGATGCAACTACAGGAGCATTGTTCTTTTTGAATTCTTGTGATTTCACAGATGGAACTGCAGGTGCTTTCTTAACTGAAGCAAGTTCAGCCTTTACAGCATCAGCATCTTTCTTAGCAGATTCTACCGCTGCAGCAAGTTCAGTCTTTTCAGCTTCAAGCACAGCGATACGTTCAGAGAGTGAACCAATAACAGCTACTAAATCTTCGCTGCTCATTTCAGTTGACTGCTCTTCTCTTTCAATTTCAGCAATGAGACCATCTTCGCCTACTACGACTTTGGTCACACCATCCTCAAGCAGGTACTCACCTGCAGGTACAGGCACTGGATTGCCTTCAGCATCCTGAGTGTAGATATCTACACCCACTACCCACTCATCAGCGGTAGAATAGATTTTGGTACCATCAGACAAAGTACCTTCTACTGCAAACTTTACCTCTGTGGCAGCTGCTTCAGTAGCGGTTTCTTCTTCGAATTTGATACCAACAGTTGAAGGATCAATGCCGTACTTATTGAAAACGGATTTGATTTGTTCTTTGATGTTTGACATGTTGGATATTTTGGTATTGTAGAAAAAACACCGTTTTGTTACATCCAACATTTTGCTTTATCTTAGCACTATAAATAATTACAGAAATTATGAGTACAACCAAGACACCTTACTCACACAAAGTGAGTGCAAGACTAACAGACAAACAGCTAAAGGCAGTACAAAGAGCAGCAAAGACTAACAAGATGACAGTTGCTGAATACATCCGCGCTTGCATCTTGTGATTGTTTATTGGATTAGGGTTAAAAAAAGAAGGGCCACGTTTGGCCCTTTCTTTTTAACACTTTATACCTAAATCTATTATAAATTAACCAAGTCAAAAATATCAAAACAAGGTTTCAATACCTGTCTCAAGACTAAGTTGTTTTCCACAATTCTCATTCTTACCACCCGCAGGAAGGAATTCCATGTAAGCAATAACGCTTGCATCATGAGTCAAATCAGGATTGTACGTTAGAGTCTTAGTAGCTATGTTGTAAGCATTAGTACTACCTGCTTGCAAGTTGATAGTGCTATCATTGCCTGGTGTAAGTGGTATGTTTAAGGTGCTGCCATACACATTATCCGTAGTGGTTTGACCTGCTCCATTCATCAATCGGTACATGTACATATACCCGTCATACGTTTTACCGAATGAATTGATGAGCTTTTTGTAGTCAAAAGTATTTGCATCAATACCATTGATGTACACGGTGCTTTTCAATGTACTGCCAGTTGGCTTTTCAATATCCATAGCAATGGATGTGATGTGCGTTTCACCTTTTACAGGTACGATGTTATAGGTCACGCGGCTATTCCATATCACATCATCCATAGTCATGCCGGGTACAAGTGCCAAAAACTCACTACGCTTTAGTCTCTTCTTAGGCGTAATGGCGTATTTGCTTGTCCACTTGATTACTGTCTTGCCTGTTGCATCCTTACCCCACAAACGTGCACGATATCCAACACGCATAACAGGGTCTTTCATATCCGATGCTACACCATTAATCACCGTCTCATACGGCTCATAGGTTTGCTCAATGGTCAATGGCGTAAAGTGCAATGCTTCGGCTACATAGTACACGTTTTGACCTGCCAAACCTGATACACTTGGATGCACTACCCATCGTGCATCTTTGTTTAGCGTATAACCTTTGGCTGTTTGACCAATGATGTTATAGCCCATGTGATAGATGCTGTTTGCAGCAAAGTTGAATGGGTAAAGACCAAATGCCACAGGTGCAGGTGTAACAAACTCAACCGTGTAGTATATCTTCATTGTGCCTGATGTGCTATCATAGTTCTCATACACAATAATGTTGCGGAAGGTACGCGATTGTACCTGCCCATTATACGGTTCCATTTCCTGTGGTAAGCCAAGCACCTCAAGTGCCTTGTCAATGTTTATCATATTAATTATTTAAGGGTTGCATTGCTAAGTATATGATCTAACTCCAACACCAATTCCGCTTCATAATTTTTAACACCACTCATAGCCACACCTACTTCATTGAAAAAGCCTTCAATGCTGTATCCTTTTACCTTGCCAAGCTTTACATCTTCCCACACCGCATCTTCGTCTACATGCGTACCAATAAACCATGTGCCATCGGGCAGTTCAGGCAATCCAAGTTGGATGCTTTTATCCTGTTTGCCTTCCTTTAGCCATGATTCCACAACAGTTACACCCGTCACTGGTATCTCATGCTGCAAGTTGGTTGTGTGTTGCAAATTCTTTTTAAAGAACTGATGCGCTATCTTTTGTACTGTTGACTTTTCAAAGAACACATAGTATGGTTCGCCCTTGTCATCATAGCGAAGTATTTCCTTATCCGGTATTAGTGCAGGACCATACAGCATTCTACGCTCATCATCTATCTTTGATAGTTGCATTTTGCTTAATGCTATCCAGTTCTCTTCTATTGCGGGTGAATCAACAAGGCCCATGGCGGTAATACCAAGGCGACCTTCCTCATCAATAACACATTTTACGACTTTTCTCTTTTCCATGTTACAAAGTTATATATATTTGGACATCCATTTTTCATCATAGTTTTTGGTTTCGATAGATAAGACTGCCCTCACGTGGGCAGTTCTTATTTTCAGCCTATCCTACTTAAGTCTTCTACTTTTTGCCTTACTTCCTGTTGACTTGCCACATCACCCGCAAGCACATATGCACGTGGTGTTACCTGTTCAGGTCTATCGGCTATGTTTAATCCTGCAAGTGGATTGAATTGTGGTACAGTTACACCACCTTCCCCTCCACCTAATGATGGTGGCGCAGTTTCAGTATTGCCACCTCCACCACCTCCACCTTGGAATTGCTGTTGTGAAATGGTTGCGACGTTTGCAATACCGGCAGCAATGGCAGCAGCTGCAGCAATAAATGGTTGCGCAGGAAAAAGTACCGTTGAAGGATTAGCGGCTGCACTGGCAAATATGGCATTAGCACCCTTATACGTATCAACTGTTGCCTGTGCTATACTTACAGCCTTTTGTACTTTAAATGCCGCCTTTGCTCGTTTTTCATCACCCTTGGCAAATGCACCTACAAGTTGATTAATAGCACCTAATGCCTGTGAAGCAGATGCAAGTTTAGCATCCTGCACTGCAAATTCATTTGCCTTACGTTTAGCAGCAGCATCCTGTTCAATTTGCGTAACTGCATCAGCATTCTGCTGTGCAATTTCCTTGAGTAATGTAGCATCACCATTTGCAGCATCGCGTAGTTTGGCATACTTAGCATCTGCTAAAGCAATTTCCTTTTCTGCGCCTTCCTCCATCAACGATATGCGCAAATCTTCAGCATCACGTTGTGCCTTGATTTCAGCATTAAAATCAGTTAATTTGGTCTTTGTTGATTCAATTGGTTTGGCTGCATCCTTGCGTATCTGTTCGCTAATCTTGGCTAATTGTTCAGCATTCTTTATACGTATATCAACTATTTGCTGTGCAAGTTTTTGTTCGGCGGCTAATTCTTCGTCACGAGTTTTTTGACGATCATCAGCAGCCTTTTGATTCATTTGTTTTATCGATAACTGAAAACCTGCCTGTGTATTCTCTAAACCTTGCAGCACCTTCTTCGCCTCTTCAATAGACTTATCACCTTCTTTGGCTACTTCTTCCGGGTCAAATAGTAAACCAGTAATAGATTCATTTAAGTTTTCACGTAGGCTACCAATACTTGCAAAAGTCTCATCACTAATTACACCTACCTTATTCAATCCAAGTATGATGTAATCTACTGCACCAAGTAATAACTGAATCGGTGCGGTAAGGAACTGCAGAATACCCTTTGTTATATCAGCATTGCGCTTTGCTGCATCAATCTGCTGCTGTCTTTGGATTTCCAGTGTGGCAATAACCGCCTTTTGGTCAATGATAGCTTGTTGCGCTGCTGCAATTTTTAGATTTAATATTTCCCTTTCGCTTTTACCGGCTAACTTCAATATGTTTTCCTGCGAGCTAATTGCATCCAGTTGTTCCTTTGATGCCTTTGCACTTTCTTGCTGTGTTGCTAACCTTTCCTGTTCAGCACTACTAATACCATCCACAAGAGCAAGTAACTCCTCACTATATGCAATGGCACCAGCAATGGCTGCACCAACCAAAAAGATAGGATTGGTAAGTAATGCCTTACCAACAGAAACAAATGCACTACCAATACTCTTAACTCCATTAGCAATATCACCCGGCTTAATCTGTCCGATATTCACCGCAAGCTGCTTTGCTCCTTCAGCTGCACCTGTAAAGTCAAGACTGGCAATACGTGATGTGACAAGTCCTAATGATCCACCAACACGCTCAAACGCACCACCCGCTTGTGTACCTACTGCCTGCGCTGCATCTTGAATTCTATCTTTCAACTCACCCGCAGCAGCAGCAAGTTCACGATACTTTGCGCTATCAGGGTCAGTAGCTGCAAGCTGTGCCTGTAATTCACGCAGCTGTGCCTTGAGTGACTTGCTCGATGCTGTTACACTTTGCTCCGCTGCTGATACGTTTTCAAACGATTGCGCAGTATTGTCAACAGCCGTTGAAGTAGCATTGATTTGAGTGTTTAACTCTTTAAGATTCTGCTCACTTTCGGTAGTATCAATTACAAAACTCCTTACAATAGGCTCTGCCATTAGTAGATAAGATTATAGATTAAATAGATCATTCCAAAAAGTAACATGATACGCCACATGTACAAAGTAACAAACCACATTACACGCTGCCATTTGCGAAGTTGAAAGTTATACTTACTACTTGCCTTGATACCCAGCTGTAAATAGCGCATTGAATTCTTGATAGTGTCCATCTTATGTTGTTTTACTCTGTTGATATTGTATAGATGCTGTTGTGATTAGGTTAGCAGGGAATGTACCACCACCTGTAACATTCAAATATAGTCTATGTTCAGCAGGATTAGCTGCAACATTTACACCCATTGTAAATGTATATGCAGTATTGTTGATTTGATTGAGAGCAGTTATAGCACTCACTGTTGCCACACCTGCAACCTTACGCATAGCAAGCGAGAATTGACCTGTGTAGTAGTTATTACCTGCATCTATAATTGTAACATTCAGCAACACACTCCACACTGTCTCATCAGGTATATTCATATACTTACCTGCAATACCTTCAACATAGTACGCAAGGTTAGTGCCCGATGTTAGCCATGAATCTTTGCGATGCAATACAACAACTCCATGCTGTGCCCATCCTTTCTCAACACTCGTTGTCAATCCGTCTTTATATCCTCCACCAAGATGCACTCCCGGCAAGCTTGTGTAGGTATTTTTTCCAAGCAAGTTGCTGCCTCCTACATCCTGCGTCAACTCTAAACGACTACCAACAGCAAGCATGTTTGTATTACCCACTGCAATGGTCACATCAGTACCACTAACAACAGAATCAAGTATTGACCTATTCTCAACAGCTGCCTGTGTGGGTCTACTCGCAGGTGATGTAGGATTACCTGATACACCTGTGGATGGTCTTTCAACATTTGGTACAAATGCCCAACACACCGCATTTGCTTCGTCCCAATTATAGCCATAACGTTGGCAACAATCCTGCGTAGATGCAACAGGGTCACCATTGCCATCTTCAAAATTTACTTCACCATTTACAGATATTGACACAGGTGTAGATGAACAGTCTTCGGTGTTCTCAATTAACTTAATCAACTTCACACTTGTACTCTCATTCATGCCAACCTTGTAGTCATTAATCTCAAGTATGCGCCACCATGAATCTTGAATCCAAATCTTATCGCTAAACTGAAAAGTCAAAATATCCTTTAGATCAAGAGCAAAGGAAGCTTCCATTATTCTTGCTTCAGGCGAATACAGCGCATTCATATAAGTGCGCCAATATTGATTGAAAAGATTGTTGTATGGATTTGATACGATGCTATATGCAGGTATCTCAGGTGCCCAGTTCAAATCTTCATCATCAATATCCGCATTGATTTGGCTGTAATGATTCAGCAGTGACACGCTTGTCAATACAGCAGTAGCTAAGTTGTCATCATACAGTTGTATGTTAGTACTGCCTGCATCAAATAAACAGCGCATACCGGGTAACTGAAATTGCAATTCACGATTTAAGAAGATAGGCATAATCACACCGCTGCCATTGATAGGACCGCATGGTGTTGACTGCGTCACAAGTTGTATCTTTTGGTCACCTATGGCAAAATCACTTGGCTCTGTGTTTGGGTTAGTAGTGTAACCGACCGCTTCATAATCACCATACACACGATTGACGTTCTTATATTGCACGCTAAGATTATCCTCGCCTGGTGAATAGGTAAATTGAAACTTGGCCTTTTGCAAATCAACCGTGCTGCTAATGGTCATGTCTTTGGATGCATCCAACTTACTTGTCCAATCAAGCACATTGCCACTACCTAAATAGCTATTCTGCGGCACAACATACACCTTGTTAGGTATTGCCCTATCAGGTACGATAGCGCAGTTGTGCATCTTGATTATATCAGTGACAAAATCAATCTGCTTTGCATCCGGTGCATTGAAGTTATATATGATGCTTTGACCGTATAAGAACTCTGTTTTGATTACCTCAAACACTGAAGTCTCATATGTACCATCACCTGCAACAAGTGTAACCGCAGGTGTGGTGTTATTGCTTTTTATCTTGAACTTAACGACACTACCTGCATCAATACCGATGCGATATGTAAAGTCAACTATTTGATTGTTGAATACGTTGTAGTTTTCCAAAAACACATCAATACCATCAATCTCCAAGAAGTATGATACGTTGTTTATTTGCCCTGCAACCGTGAACTTATTGCGGAATCGGAAGGTGTAGTATCCACCTGAAGGTGTAGTGTAGGCAAATGTGGCTGTATTAAAGTCTCCGTTATTATCAAATATCTCTGTGTTTACACTTACCGTTGCTGATGACGTAGTAAGAAGCAAGGATGCACTATTGTATGCAGTGAACAAATAGTTATTGAATGAATCAGTACCAATAATGTTTGAACTATTCAACCAAGGCATGTAGTAGTTGGATAGTGTAGTAAGTAGCGTGCCGCCTACAAGCTCAAAACCTGCATCTTCAAATATCTTTTCAAGTAAATAATCATAACGCAGCGATGGAGTAAGGTCTGAAGGCCACACAGGTGTAGCTGCTGTAAGCAATGACCGGCTATTAACTTCACCGCCTTCACTCCATATTTGACCACGATCGCATAACGTCCATATGCGTGTTGCATTTGGATTAGTCACATTCTGATACGATACTACTTCATCAAGATTAGTTAGGTCGGTTATATCCTTAAGTTTCTTCTCGCCTATGTTGCGTACTAAATCAGGTGTTTCAGCATAAAATGCCAACTCCACTTCGTTTATGCGATTAGATTGACGATACACTTTGCGCACACGTACATAACCTGTGGCAATGGGTAATGTATCAACTCTGATTTCAGCATTCAGTTTGTAGTGAAAATAATTAGCAGTGCCTGCTGTTACATTAACATCAAACAATGCACCCAGTGCAAGCTGATTATTCTCCGAAAATGGCACTCTGAATTCACGGCTAAACGCACCCTGTGCTGTAAAGTTAGATAGGTCTTGAAACTTCCAATTTTGGCTGATGCTTTCATTCTCGTACAAATCAATATACGATTGAGTGAATGTATCCACCAACGTGTCAATGTAGATGTCTTGACTTACTGGAGTTGGTGATATATTAGAATAGTCAAGATATGCATCAAAGGTTATATCACCTGTATTAGGGTCAAACGCAACAACAGTAGATGTAGTAACTAAACCACCATTAGGACCTGTGATGATAGTACCAATGGTAATAAGGTTAGCAGGATGTGCTATAACCCGTACTGCCTGCAGTAACTATTAATTGTACTTCTCCGTTCATATTATGTCCAGTATTGGTTTGACATTCTTACACGCAGTGTCAAATTATATAACTTGCCATCACGTGTTTTCTTTTCTGTGTAGGTTGTATCATCTATGTTGACAGGTATTGCAATAGCCTTACCTGCATCGGTGCTTAACCATGTAACCTGATTACTTGCAAGCAATGAACGCAAAAAGATAAACTCATTCTCTGTGATGTAGTCACTATTGACCTGCAGCACCTGCTCCACTAAGTTCCTTCTATCTTGCAAACCCCTATCATTTGCACTGAATACAGATGTTGTACCATTGAATAACACTTTGCGGTATTTCTTGCGATCTATCTCATCTGTAATTTCAGACTTTTTAGTAAAGTTAAAATAGTCCCAACCACCACGAGAATTAACCCATCCAAGACGTATCTTATCATTGAGGCAATCTGATTGACCATATTTGCCAACGTTGTAAAAAGTGTATGCAATACTCTTTTGTGATGCACCCGCAAACACCGTCACTTTATAAGCACGCCAATTTGGAAATAGTGATGGTTTCACTGTTAATCCTACCCAGTCATTAAGGTTAGCAGGATAGACAGGCAAAGCTTCAATATCATAACCATTCAGTGTTACGTCCTGTGATGTAGGAGCACCAACACTTGAAAAGATAGTGATGTTGATTTTAGTAACTACGTTGTTGCTTAGATACGTACTATTGCCCGGTATGCAAAGCAAACCATAGTCCGATTCATATGCAGGTATCCATGTGTTGTTTGGTGTTGTTGGTCCTGCACCAAGATTCCACGATGCTGCAAGATACCACGGATGCGTATCTGTCTTTCTATCGCTCATGGCATAGTAGGTATTGCCTATCAATGACTGCCCTACCTTTTGACCACCTGTCTCTACATTTGGCTTATATCCATCAATCACTTGAAAGTATCCATTAATGGCTATCATACCCTCACCCGCAACTGCACTACCTTCTGCTTCTGTTAGCACACCACCAACTAACCACCACTCACTAACTGAAAATGTTATTGTGCGCTTGCTTAAATCATCTTCTGTATCTGTGGTGCTAAAGTGCCAACTCAATGGCTCATAGTTGCGCATATCTTCAAGCAATGGAGCAAGGTCAAAATACAAATTATCATCTGGTGCAGCAGGTATGTAGAAGTTGTACGTAGTTGCATCTATCGTAACCTCCACACCATAGCGGAATCCTGTCTGTGCTGTTTCAGTACTGGATGCTATTACCATTAATTTTTGACCACGTAACGCCCATTTGTAGGGCTGGTCTAAAAGTGTTACTGCCATTATTTTTTTCTTAGTCGTTTGTTCAACAATAAACGTGTTTCAATATCCTTTGAATACATCTGCATCAACTTTTCTTTGTACTCGTCCCATGTGTCTTCTATTGCCTCGCGGTAATAGTGTATTCCTTCTATTCCATTTTCACCGATGCTCCTTGCAATAGCAAAGGCTGCACTCTTGATGTTGCTTTCTGTTGACTTGATAAACTCGCCTTGCCTGTTGCGTAACTTTATAGGCTTGATGCGTAACCAATTCTCAATAGCCTTAACAGGTGGCCGCTTTGTTGGATCACCCGGATAAGGTTTGCGTCCCCACTCAATCACATCTGCATATTGACCTGCTGCATCATTGTCTACTGTGAAGTCAAGTGTAGGCTTGCGGTATCGTATGCGTAGTTTGTAGGTAAGTGAGTTAATCAATGTGCCTGATGCAACACGATTGACCACCTTACCACGCACCCTGCGTTTGATGCGCAGGTTTGATTTTGCACGCTCCACTACTGCAGCTGCATATTCCTCAAGTGCTATTTTAAAAGCATCATCCGCCATTATACTACTTCTTCAAATTCAACTATTGCACCTGTCAATGCGGTCAATGCACCTGATACACTTGAACGCATACGCATGGCAACGGTGCCATTTGCACTGCAGCGTATAACACCATCAGATGTAGCACATCCATTCACACCTGTTACCAGTGTTCCAGTGTCGTATCCTGTTTGGTTGTTTACAAAGTTGGTAGTACCGGTTGCTGCTGCTGTAAAGCGGTAGCGTGTCATGGTCAGTGTAGGACCACTAACCGCAAAATTGATAGTACCGGATGTGACCGTATAAGGAATAGTTGCACGCCACTTATATGTTTTGTTTGCTGTTACTGCAAAGGTTAACCCTGTTACATCCTGCCATGCTGTACCACTTGTTGCTACATCACCTGATAAGAAGGCAGTGCCTAATCCTAAATCAGTCTTTAATGATGCAAGTGACAATGCGCTTATTGTATTATCTGCATTAATGCGCAAATAACGAATAGCACTTGGATTTGGTAGTGTAGCAAGATTAGTTCCTACTGTTGTTAGTCCTATGCTATCCTGCTTACCATTGAATGTTGACCAATCAGCACTGCTCAATGCACCGCGATTTGCTGCGCTTGCAGTGGGCAGGTTAAATGTATGCGTACTGCCTGCGCTGTTAATAGCAAAGTCAGTACCTGT